GCAAGAATTTGAAGCAAGTTTTGAAAATCTTACGGGATTGGTGGCTGTAAGTTTCAGCGATGACAACATCAGTGCTGAAGTCCAGGACTTACAGATGTTACCTTTAATTTTGGGATTGGATTTCAACGTGGACCCAATGGCGGGAATTTGTGCAGTTAAGCATAATGATAATCTTTACGTTTTTGATGAAATCATGTTGACGGGTGGAGCAACAACTTGGGATTTTGCGGAAGAAGTTATTAGGAGGTATGGGGTAGATAGACGAATTATTGCTTGTCCTGACCCTACTGGTAGTGCGAGAAAAACAAGTGGAGTTGGGGTTACGGACCACAATATTCTTCGGAGGTCTGGATTTACAGTTATGAGTCCAAAATCTCCCTGGAAAATAAGAGATAAGATTACTTCTATCAATACAGCTTTGTATGATGCAAATGGAGATCGAAGAACATTCATTCACCCACGTTGTAAAGAATTGATAAAAGCATTACGAACTCTTACTTATGCACCGAATACTGGTTTACCAAATAAAAATTTAGGAGTTGACCATGCGTTTGATGCTTTTGGTTATCTTTGTTTGCAGCAATTCAACCTTGCAAAACCAGAGACATTAGGTCAAACTTCGTTTAGAATATACTAAGAGTTACTTTTTTATTATGCCTGGACATTACGGTTCAATGAAACCCAAAGGTAAAAAGAAGAAAAAGAAGGGAACTAAGAAAAGTGGCAAACATTCCTGTTAATAAAGCCTTATATTCAAGAGTAAAGTCAGAAGCTAAACGCAAATTTGCTGTTTATCCTTCTGCCTATGCAAATGCGTGGCTTGTACGAGAGTACAAAAAGCGTGGTGGTACTTATCGCACGGGAACTAAAAAACGTGGCAAGAAGTAGTGGCGGTCTAACCCGTTGGTTTAAAGAAAAATGGGTTGATGTAAAAACAGGAAAGCCTTGTGGCCGTCAAAAAGGCGAAAAACGAGGTTATCCAGCTTGCCGACCAAGTAAACGTGTATCAAGTAAGACACCTAAGACTGCTGGCGAGATGTCAAGTGCTGAAAAAACAAGATTTAAGCGTGAAAAAACTGGTAGTGCTAAGATAAAGTATCAACATAGACGTAAAAAACCTACCAAAAAGAAAAAATGATTGAAATTACTGATGAAATGCTTGATGTTATTGAAAAAGTGAAAGGAAAGCGAAATCCTGCACTTTGGGACCCTAGATGTGAACAATATATGAGAAATAACACGAAAGGTACTGTAAAAAAGTCAACTACAAGTTAAACTATTTATAAATACTCTTTTTTCTTAGAATAATGGCATTTTTTCGTGGAGAAGAAGGCTCCGTAAAATTTAAAAACGGATCTGGAACTACTGAAGCAATCGTGTCTACCACTGGTTGGTCACTTGATATAACAAAAGACACTTTAGATGTAACTGCTCATGGAGCAACATCTAGATCATTTGTTGGTGGATTAATTTCTGGATCTGGTACTATTGACTTTCTTTATACAGCAGCTAGTGGTAATGAAACTGCAAACTTGTTAGCTGATGTTTTAACAGCAGAAGATCCAGCAGATGCACAGTTTCAATTATTTTTAGATACTTCTGGTAGTAAAAGTGTAAGTTTTTCTGGCATTGTATCAGGAACGACTTTAAGTGCTCAAACAGCAGACCTTGAAACAGTTAGTGTTAGTTTTATAACTTCTGGTGCTATTACCAACGCTGCATAATGCCAAAAAAAAAGGGGGTAAGTTTGTCTGTTGGTCGAGGTGAAAAGTCTCGAAAGGGAGGACTTACTGCTAAAGGTAGAGCAAAATATAATCGTGCCACAGGTAGCAATTTACAAGCACCTGTAACAGAAAAAAGTCCAACGGGAAAAAGAGCAGCCAGACGAAAATCATTTTGTGCCAGAATGAAAGGAGTCAAAGGCCCGATGAAGGACAGTAAAGGCAGACCAACCAGAAAAGCATTAGCATTAAGGAGATGGAAGTGCTGACATGACTTACGCAATCCCAGGTCCAATAAGAACCAATATTGTTTCATCTACTTCTGTAGGAGGAGTTGATAGTCCTTTTACTAGAACAAGAGCAGTTCTAGACATGATGAAGGGTTGGGAAATAATGAAAGCAGTTAGTGAAGGAACTGACTATTTAAGAACTAATAGTGAAGCATTTTTACCATTAGAACCAAGAGAAGATTTTGACGCTTATCTTGCAAGAGTAAATAGAGCAGTATTCAGTCCATTTACTCAAAGATTAATTAGAGCAGCAGCAGGATTAGTTCTTCGCAAACCAATAACACTTACAGGCGATCCATACTGGACAGAAATGTTCAAAGCAGACGTAGATGGCTGTAAATCAGATTTAGACGAATACGCACGAAGAATATTAATGTGTTCTTTAACATACGGCCAAAGCCACATACTTGTAGACTATCCTGCACCATCAGGAGCAGTAAGCCTTGCAGAAGAACGTCAACAAAACCGCAGACCCTATTGGATCGAAGTAGACCCAACAAATCTTTATGGCTGGAGACTAGATAGAGAATCAAATTATGGAAACTTGATACAGGTAAGAATAGGCGAAAAAGCTGTGCTACCTGATGGACAGTTTGGCGAAAAAGTATTTGACCAGATTAGAGTAATTGAACCAGGTAGATACAGAGTATTTCGTAAGAAAGAGCAAATCGAAGAAATGTATGACGTATCAGACAACAGCGTTACTGGTGACTTTGAAGCTGGTTCAGCAGATAAAGACTACAGACAGGTAGAATCTGGTAGTTTTTCTCTTGGTGAAATACCTTTAGTAACAATTTATGCTGGTAAAACAGATAATTTAGTAAGCAAACCACCTCTTTTGGACATTGCATATCTAAATCTTGCACACTTTCAAAGACAAGCTGATCTAATACACAGTTTGCACGTTGCTTCACAACCATTATTGGTTATGGAAGGATATGACGATCAGACCAAAGACCTTGCTATTTCTGTAAACTACGCAATGGCTACACAGCCTGGCAACAAAGTTTATTATGTAGAGCCAGCTTCCAGTGCTTTTGATGCACAATCAGCAGAAATAAAAGAGCTTCAGATGCAAATGGCAACACTCGGAATCAGTACATTATCACAACAGAAATTTGTAGCTGAATCAGCCGATGCTCGTAGACTAGATCGTGTAGATACAAACTCCATGTTGGCAATGGTTTCTATGGAGCTAGAGCAAAAACTACAAAAGGCTTTTAACCTATCAGCCGAATATGTTGGAATCGAACCACCAGAAGTAAAAATAAGCAGGGATTTTGATATTGAAAGGTTAATTGGACAAGATATTACAGCTTTAACATCACTATTCGATCAACAAGTCATTGATAGAGAAGAATTTAGAGATATTTTGGTACAAGGTGAAGTTTTACCAACAGCAAATGAAGCCAAACCCGAATAGTTTGTTACAATAGTAGATAAGTGCATAAAATCTATGGCTAAATCTATAGACCATGTTCTGCAACCTGACGGAACATACAAATGGGAAGTAGTAGAGCAGAAAGCTAAATCACATGAAGTTGTGGAAGCCTGTCCTGCTCCTGCTCCAAAAGCAACTAAGAAAAAAGCTGCTAAAAAGAAAACTGACAGCCCTTTATCTGAATAATTAATGGAACCAGAAGAAAAAGTAATTCAGCCTGAGTCTGTGACCAACGCTGAACAGTCTGTGACTGACACTCCTTCACAACCACAAGCACCAAATCTCGATGCTATCAAACAACAGTATGAAGCACAGGTAGCTGCTGCTAAAAAAGAAGCTATCGAAGCAGAGGAAAAATTTAAAGGCATTAAAAGTAAACTAGACGAAGTTTACAAACAGAAAGAAGAAAAACGTACCAAAGACCTAGAAGAACAGGGTCAATGGAAAACTCTTTGGGAAGAGGCAAACAAAACTGCACAGGACAAAGATCAGCAGATAATAAACCTTACACAACAGCTTGACGAGATGAGAAACTCTCACGAAGCAGCTTCTACAAAGACAACAGCACTTGCAGCTATTAGCAATCAAGGAGTTATAAACGCAGAGCAAATGCTATCTTTGTTACAAAACAAGTTACAAAAGAACGCTGAAGGAAAAGTTGTTGTTCTCAACGGTGGAGTAGAACAAGATTTAGGCTCTTATCTCACGAGTCTTAAAAACCCTGGCAGTGGCTATGAGCATCATTTCAAACCAAGTTCTGCTGCTGGAATGGGTGCAAAACCAAGCCCTGTAGCAAATGCTGGTGGAGGTCAGGTAAACCCCTGGAAAACGGGCAATCTCACACAACAAATGCTACTATTAGAACAAGATCCGCAGCTTGCAGCAGTGCTCAAGCAAGAGGCTCAAAAATAGTTAGTTTCTGTGAAGCTAATCCCCTTATCCGTGATTAGGGTATCGCAAAAGTAACAAGGTAATCTGAATGGCTGCTCCGTTTCAGAAT